GATGCAGGACTTGTACATCCGCAAGGGTGGAGATGGTGTGTTCAACCTTGTACCGCTCGTGCTGGTGCGTGATGACCTATTGTCATTGCGTCAGCACTTGAAGGACAACGGCAACGCATACGCTCACCGAGGCTCAGGCTTCTTCTGGGGTGAGACTCAACCAGAGGACATAGCGAACGACCACTACTTCATCGAACGAGCACTCAAACTCATCGATGAGGGTTACGAAGTCATCTACTCCTGCTGGTGGTAATCCTATGAGCCTCGACTTCAAGTTCCCTGATAGTATTGACCGCTCGCTTATCGAGTACACGACTAAGCGAGATGGTGATGAGAAGCCGCAAATGTATTGGCATCCTCGTGCTGAAGTCTTCATCTGGTATCAGATGTTGTTACAGCACGACCTGACTGGCGAGATGACCGATGAGAAGTTGATTGAGTGTGCTAGACGCATCGCTCTCATCGACCTCCATCATACATCTCCGTCAATCTGGGAGGGTGACACTGCATACCGCATCCAGTTGAACGATGTGGTAACCTATTGGGGTCTCAGCACCAATGTGACGCACCTCACTCGTACGAAGTGGGACGCATACTATCATAGGGTGTTCATCACCAAGAATATGCGGGACATCAAAGATACAATCGAGAGGCTCAAGGTTCGTAAGCCTCTCTTCATTCGGGAGTCAAAGCCTGATGCCGAGCCTACCTGAGGTCATCGCAATAGGCATCTGGCTGGTCGCTATGTTTAGGGTTATCCGCAAGCCCTGATAGCAAATCAAACAAAAAGGATTTCAGCCGCATCAGGTGTTAGCGGCTAATCCCCAACAGCGGTTGGCTTGGCAACAGGTCAGCCGCTTCTAATTTACGGACGCTGGGCGAGTCGACAGAATAGATGTGTCGAAGGAAATGTACTGGCTGGTAGTCTATCAGGTGTGTCGCTCGACACGCCCTACCATCGCACAAGCAACCCAACCCAACACTGTGGAAGCGAAGTGTGAGGCTGATACATTCCGAGACAAACCACACCTATGGCTAACCCCAAGGACAGCGTCGCCGCTACGAAAAAGTCGGCAACCCAACTCATCAGCGAGCGTGCCACCGCACTCCTCGCCAGTGCTGAGTTGGTCAACGGCAAGTCGCTCCAGTCGCTGGCGGCTTGGCTCGATGGCGGTGCGGTCGAACTCGGAAAGTTGGTGGGCGATGTGAAGGGCATCAAGAAGTCCATCCTCTCGAGCGATGTGAAGTCGAAGGTCAAAGCGGATGTGTATGTTGTCACCACGCCTCTCATCAAGGCGAAGATGAAAACGAGCGTCTTCAGTTCGGTCGTGTCGCTCCACACGAAACGCCTCCGCAATATCGTGGCGATGTGCAACACGATTGAGGGCGTTTCGCCTAAGCAGGCCAAGGCAATCGCTAAGGCCGCCAAGGCCAAGGCCAAGAAGATGGGAGGTGCGAAGTGAGCAACGGAGCGTTCGGAAAGGGCAAGGGCAAGTGCGTCATCCCTCCGCACTTCAACGCTCGTGAACGCCGTGAACATCGCCGCACTGACAAAGTGCGGATGCTCTTCACGCTGTTCCACAAGTACAACGCCCTGACGCAAAAGCGGAAGCGTCTCTGGCAACGCATCACTGACCTCGGTCAGGGCTAAGCAATGGTCGCAGTGGTAACGCTGCTCGTGCTAGTGACCTGTTGCCGCATCATCAGCGGTAAGTAATCCGTTCATACACGCACGGCATTGCAGTAAACAAGCGGTGACGCTCTCGCTCCTCACGCAAGTGGGGGGCGGGGGTCTCACCGCCTTCTGCTGCCCTGTATCCTTACGCATTAACACACACACATTTTATTACCAAAAGACACACTATAAGTCTGTGTTAGGGGGTTATTAGGGGGCTTTATGGTAATGTTTGTCAAGCGGAAAGTGGTTGTTTGGTCTTATGGGTAGGGGGAAATCTATTTCCTAGGGGGGTGTAATGCATTTCCCGAGGGGGTGCTATGGATTTCCTACAGATAGAACAGGGAATAGAATAGGTTATACATAACTAGGTTGACATATCGATTTTCATTTGAAAGGTAGGCATATGGACATCAAGGAGAGCGACCTATCAAAGGAAATTGGCCTTCCTAGGGCTGAGTTTAAACTTATTCGTAAGAACCTTGCGGCTAAACACGAACTTGGCACACTGTGGTACAGGGAAGAGTCAAAGAAACCAGAACACCTAAGGGCTATCTTCTGGACTGAGGTCGGAATTTACTATCTTCGTACATACTTGTCCGTTAAGGCCAAGTGGAGCGAGGAAGAGTCAAAGGAAGTTAACCTCGATGTGATGACCAAGGAAGAGTTTACCAATACTGTCAACGGCACGATGTGGGTTGGCAAGGTTGTCAGAAACAAGTACAAGAACAAGCGGCTCATTATGGTAGAACACGAAATCGGCTACCAATGTAATGTAAACTGCAAGGACAACGCCAACTACTCAATGCACTCGTATGTTGTTGTTGATTCTAAGAATTTTAGACACTCCGTAAGAAAACCCCAATACAAATCCTATGAAAAAGCCTTCAAAGACTGCAAACGAGTATAAGAACCTAGAAAAGTCGCTAGGAATCCCGAAATTTAAGCCTCTCGACCACGAAAATGGGTCGAAGCCTGAAAAAAAGGAGCAAAAGCCGAAGGGTAAGTGCTAATGTTTGAGCCAGATGACGAAGACGAGGAGGACGAAGAGTCTACAAACCCTATGGACTTCATCTGGTTGACAAAAGCGGTTCGACCCTTCGGGTCGAACAATACAAAGCGATGAACGAAAAAGAATACATTGATGTTTTGAACAGACACGGAGTACCTGTGCCTCCCTCTTGGGGTGGTATGATTGGCTCAGGGAGCGAGCAGATGTTCTCGTTAGGGGGAAGGTGGCTTAAGGCTGGTCAAAGAAGCCCACAGGGGCATACGATTGATTCTTTTGACCCTAAGACAGGCTTCCTCAACCTGTCCTATCAGGGTGTGCCGCTTATGCCTCTTAAAATGAGGAATTCGGTTGTACAAGATTACAAACCTGAGTTTATAAAACAGTTTAACTCAAATCCTTACGCAGACACGGAACACGAAAAGGATTTTGAAAGACTTAAAGCCGCTGGGGCATCAGAAGAACAAATACAAGGTATCCTTAATCCTGAAAAATATCAGGGCTTTACTCCTTCAATGATGGAGAAGATTAGAAAGAATATGTACGATAATAAGAAACTTGATTACGAGAACAATGGTATTGTGTCATTTGAAGAATACCAAAATGCTGTAACTTCAGGTAAAGCAAAAGAAGGAGTCTATGTTGTCCCTTATCAAACCAATGATGGGGGTGTAGACCTTCAGGATTTTTACTTTGAAGGATATACACCTAATAAAAACCCTGCTCAATCTTACCTTCAAGACCCATCGGTTCAACTTTTTGGGGATGATGGGCTTATCAAATAACGCCACAGTAGCACAATGGTTGTGCAACAGTTTTGTAAACTGTAGGCTGTCGGTTCGACTCCGACCTGCGGCTCCACTTTATGGAAGAATGGAAACCAGTACCAATCGAACAGTTCAAAGGCTTGTACGAAATTTCAAGTCTAGGACGGCTTAAGGCTCTGCCCAAAACCACAAGCGATGGACGGAAACTGAAAGAACGAATGGTATCACCATTCAAAGTGTCTGGCGGCTACCTACAGTTTAAGTTGTACAACGATGGGTTTAGGTTTAACATAAACGCACACAAACTTGTGGCTATTACATTTGGAATCATTTTTTGGAACGAGCATTCCCACTCAGAATTGCAGATTAACCACAAAGATGGTAACAAAGAAAACAACTCTATTTCAAACTTAGAGCCTTGCACTCCTAGCGAAAATCTTTTACACGCCTACAGAACAGGACTTAGAAAATAATGGAAAACGATTTACCCCCAGATGTTGATGCCCTTTTTAAGGGAGCAGAAACCAGAGTTAAGACTATGGAGGCCGCTCGTGCGTCAAAAGGCAGTCCTAGTCTTTTAACACAGGCTGTAGAGGCTAAAGACCAAGGTTATCTTCCAGAAATGGTAGCGGCTGGTACTGCACTTGGTGCGGCTAAGTATCTTACTGGCAAAACAAAAGCAGTATACCTTGAAGAATTGAAAAGAGTAAGAGGTGCTGTTGATAAAGAGGCTAAACTTGTTAAGTCTTTAAGAACTGGTGCTCAACCTTTTGAAGCCAAAGGCGTTAAAGTTACTAATCAAAATAAGCCAGCGGTTCAGGCTACGAGAAAACTTAAAAGTGGAAACATTGCTCTTAAACCTTACGAAACTGGTGCGGCTTCCCAAGTAAGTTCTGTCAGAGGGGCAAGCAATCCTAAGCCTGTTCTTAGAGCAGGTTTTTCTGGAGTTGCCGCCCAGCCAGCAGTTCAAAGCGGTGCGGCTTGGCTTGCTAAACCAGCAGTTGAAGGCAAAGCGGCAATTCCTCCTTTTCTTGACAGGTCTGTTTCAGCGTTAAAGCCAACTGAACAGGCTAAACTTGCTAAAGAATTGACCAAAGCAAGAATGACTAGATATCTTCCTTTTATTGGAGAACCTTATGCTCCTATGGCTAGCCCTCTTAACGATGTTCGTGCTGAAGGCGTATCGACCAGAGGAAAAGGTGCAACAAGAACTAACATTACAGTAAAGGCATCTGATGTTAAGGCTGGAAAGGCTAACATTCCACCAAAGGGAGCCGCCGCCGCCGCCGCTAGTAAAGAACTTAATTTTGCACAAAAGGCTCTTCGTATGGGTGGCAATGTTCTTAGTAGTCCTTGGGTTCAAAGACCCCTGATGGTTGCAGATGTTGGAACTAAGTTATATGGTATGCCCCAAAGATACAGAGATGAAGTTGCTCTAATGGAAGCAGAAAGAAATGGTGCTCCTTCAAGTGCTAGTGTTTTGAGAAAAGTTCTTGGCAGTGATTCTGCCATTAGACCTTATATTGCTTCTGGTGCGGCTATCCCAAGAATGGCGGCAAACTTTTATACAGGGTATGTTCCAGAAATGGTTGGTATGTATGATATGCCTGAAGACCTTGGCAATATGTATAAGAATTTTGCAGAAAGAGACCAAAGCGAATTTATCAAGAAAACAGGCCGTCCAATGACAGAAGAAGAACAAGCCGCCCAGCAAGAGGCTATGTGGATGTCTACTATTGGATTTGGTGGATGAGCGAACTATCGTCTTTTAAACCGACTCCTCATCCAGTCATCAAGATGCCAGACATCAAGATGCTGGTTGAAAAGGTTGGTATTGAAAAGACAGCAGAGATTCTTGAACTAAGAGAAGACAAAATTCTGGCAGAATCGCTAGACCCCTATCGTCACGGCTTTGAGCCTGACCATTGGAAGGACGCAGATTCTCTTTTAAAAGATAAGCAGGAAATCCTTGTTCTTGGTGGCAATCGTGCTGGTAAAACGGAATGGATGGCAAAGCGTGTAATTCAGACGCTTATCAACAAAGAGAAAGCGATGGTCTGGTGCTTGCACACAACGCAAAAGTCCAGCATCCAAATGCAACAGAATGTAGTCTGGAAGTATATGCCTCCAGAATTAAAAAATTGCAAAAAGACCAAGGTTACTAACATTGCATATTCACAGAAGAACGGCTTCTCCGAAGAGTCGTTTATTCTGCCTAATGGCTCGCAGTGCGTCTTTATGAATTACGCCCAAAAGCGTGATGTCATTGAAGGTGGCGAATGTGACCTTATTTGGTGCGATGAACTTGTGCCGTTGGATTGGGTTGAAACGCTACGCTACCGCCTTGTTACCCGCAGAGGAAAACTGGCGATTACCTTTACGCCTATTGCTGGTTACTCACAGGTAGTTAAGGAGTTTGTCGCTGGTTCTAAATTTACAAAAACGCTCCCTGCAACCATCCTTGATAAAGACACATTCTATGTTGGTGGCTGTCCTAAGGGTCATATGCCCTATATGGCTCAGTGCCACCGCAACAACGGAGCGGCTATTTGGTTTCATTCTCAACTTAACCCTTACAATCCTTTTGACGAACTTGTTAAACAGTTAGACGGAAAAAACATCTACGAAAAGAAAATCCGTGCTTACGGATGGGCTGACAATACAGTAGGCAACCAATTCCCAAGATTTGGAGATAACCATATTGTTAAACACGATATGATTCCAACAGAAGGCACAAATTATATGGTGGTTGACCCTGCTGGGGCTAGAAACTGGTTTATGATTTGGGCTAGGGTTGACAGTGAAGGCAATATTTATGTTTATCGTGAATTCCCAGACATCTCTTATGGTGACTGGGCGTTGCCATCAGAGAAGCCAGATGGTAAAGAAGGTATGGCTCAACGCAATGGTGCTGGTATGGGAATTGATGATATTAAGAAACTTATTGATACTTTAGAGGGCAACGAGGAGATACTTGAACGCTATATCGACCCTCGGGCTGGTGCAACACAGGCAGTAGGTAAGGATGGAGGAACATCGGTTATTGAACTGCTTGATTCGGGTGAAGACCCGATGTATTTTGCACCTGCCGCTGGTGTTGCAATCGAGCAAGGCGTTGCAATGATTAATGACCTGTTGGCATATGACATTAATCAACCGCTATCTCCGCTCAACCAGCCTAAACTTTATATTAGTGACAAGTGCCAAAACTTGATTTACTCGCTTAAAGAGTGGACAAACGCTGACGGAGACAAGGGGGCTACCAAAGACCCAATTGACTGTTTGCGTTATTTGATTGTAATGTCCCCAGATTTTGTAGATATCAAAACACAACCGCTTAACAAACCCTTCTCGTATTAATGGACAATTACAAATCAGACCAATCTCAGGACAAACTACTTTACGGCTCTGATACGCCTAACATCCAAGAACTTGTCCACGAACTTAACCGCTCGTACCTATTTGGTGCTAATACCACAGAACTAAACGACAACGATGACCTTAGGTTTTGCCGTTGGAACGGACAGACCCCTGATGGCAAGAAGTTCTCTGCAAACAGAGACGAGGATGACCCTGCCCTTCCGTTTGAAGGTGCATCTGATGCCAGAATCAGACTGATTGACAGAATTATTAACGAGCAGACCGCCCTTTGGATGAACGCTCTTAAGGCCGCTAAACTTGGCGTGTCTGGAAGAACGATTGAAGACGGACACAATGCTGGTGCTATGTCTACGCTCCTTGAGTATGTTGCCTCTGGGCGAATGAAACAGGAAATGCGTAGAGAAGCAGAACTGTGGGGTCAGTATGCAAATCAGTTTGGTTGGGCTGTAATTCACATTGGTTGGGAGCAGGAAATGGGTACTCGTGAGAAAAAGTTCACGATTTCAGACCTTATCCAAACTGTTAACGAAATGGCTCAAGGAAACCCAGAATCTCCGCTTTTGGCTCTTCCTAATTACATTGCCGACAAGGAAATGGAAGACATTGCCGTTTCTTTGATTATGGGCTTGATGCCTGATAAAACTGAAAATTTTGTCAAAAAGGCCGTTAGAGAACTTAGAGGTCAGGGCTACACTACCATCTATGAAGAAGTTCTGATGAGAAATCTTCCCACTGTCACTACGCTTAAGCCGTATGACGAGATTTCTTTCCCGCCCGAAACCATTGAACTTCAAAAGGCTCGTGTTGTTTTCCGCAAGGTCTTTATGACCGAACTAGAAGTCCGTGCTATGATTAACACGGATGAATGGATGGAAGGTGGCGTTGAAGAAGCAGTGAAGACAAAGGGTATGTTTACTTGGTATAGAGACCCTAACATCGTCCCGACTAACAGACTTAACCAAGATTACAGACTTAGAACGAACAATCTCATTGAGGTTGTGTACGCTTACTACAAGCAGTTGAATGAAGAAGGCAATCCTTGCACATACTACACTGTGTTCTGCCCGAACTCTTCTTCTGATACATATTTGAAGCACGGCAAACTGGGTTATGCTCACGGCAAATATCCGTTCGTTGTGCTTCGCAGGGAGTACATCCGCAAGGCCATCTACGAAAGCCGAGGCATCACCGACATCCTATCAACTGACCAAGCAGAACTTAAGGCACAGCACGACTCGATGAGAGACAGAACTGCCTTTGAGACTGTGCCGCCATTGATGTACAAGAGGCGTGTAGGTGGTACAGGCCGTATTGGCCCTGCGATGCTACTCCCTGTTTCAGATGTCAACGACTACAAGTGGATGGAGCCGCCTAAGGGTACGCCCACCATTGCAGAGTTTGTCGTAAACCAAGTTGAAAAGAATGCGGCTGGATACTTTGGTCTTACCAGAGAAGAAACGCCACCCGCCCTTGCACAGATGCTACAGCAGAATTCTGTAGACAACTGGCTTACCGCTTGGTCGGAAGTCTATTCCCAGATGCTACAACTCTCTATCCAGTATATGGACATTGTAGAAATTGA